CCACATCAATACCTGCTTCGTTGATACGACGCAGAGAGTTGTAGGTGGTGAAGATCAGTTGATGAGTATTAGATGCCTTGCAGACAGCATCATGACAACGGATCTCGTTGATCTTGGTGGTGCTGTTACCTTCGATCTCACCGCTGTGAACGTGAAGGGTGCAAACATCAACCTTGCCATTCAGCTCAGCAAAGAACTCTTCGTACAACTGAACCGACAGCAGGATGCGAGGAGAGACCACTACAACGGTCTGTGGGCGGTCTGCCTCTTGAAAGCGACGCAGACAGTCAAGGATCATAGGAAGCGTCTTGCCGCCGCCTGTAGGGCAGGTGACACGACCGACAGCAGCAGTCTGCATAGCGTCAAGAATGCGCTGCTGGTGAGGACGAAGAGTGAAAGTCATGCGGTTCGCTGTTGATGAGAATAGTATAGGGCATGAGAAAGGGGGCACGAGGCCCCCTGTGACAGTTTTTCAAGTGGATCAATATTCGTCAAGAGAAACAAGAGAACGACCACTAAGATCATGCTTGCCATAAATTTGAGGAATAGCTCCTTTGATAACATATGGACGTGTCTTAGGAGTTTGAATAGTAATACCAGGAACAGCATTGTTTACCATACGATAACTAATGTCATGATACATCTCAAGTTTGTTAGAAAATACTTTCAACATCTTACGAGCTTCCTCTGGAATATAAGCATTAGTATAAAGAATAATCTCAACTGGATCATTACACTTTACAATGGCAGGAAGAATGTGCTCACACCAAGCACGATATGCGTAAGTTTCGTTATCAACACACATCAAAATGACTTTATCATTGATAGTGACACCAAGACGAGTTTTACACCATTCAAGCCATGCTTTACGAGATTGACGGTGAGTTAAAGGTTCTCCACCTTCAGCACCACGTCTCAAAATACCATCAATAATCTTCGTAATAACGCCACCACGATTACTGAAAAATCGTTGAACACGAGCTTCTTTATACAGCCACTCACTCACAGAAGCAGAATCGCATTCAAGATCACCTTCACGAATAAGAGTGACACCAGAAGTAATAAAGTTTTCCATCTTAGGAAGAGCTGCTGGATCGTGATCATTAGCGATCAACCCATTCGTAATGTAATTACGCAAAGAGCTGTCAGAATAATGATAACGAGCGATAGGCAACCAACGCTCTCCATTCAATTTAGCAGCTTTGATACGACCACGACCGTCACGAGGACGATTATCAGTGCCAAAGCAAGGAGGCCAATACTTAGTCAAATATCCGACGTTAGAAAAACGAACTTGTAATGCTTCTACACGTTCCTCATCTTTCTCATCTCGGATAGCAAGGTTAAAATAATCTTCATTATCGACATCTACAGTGTCGAGATCCAACCAATCAAACCCAACAAAAACAGCGTCGTTTTGTTCTCGGGGATGTAGGCAGTCAAAATCAACAAGGTCAATAGTACCTTGCCCGTTAAATCCAGGTTTCGTAGTCATGTTTCTAATTTGTAAATACGGTTTAGTTGTTCTCTGACGCTTTGAGCATTTGAGAACAGAGTAACAATAACATAGATTTCTGGGTTTGTCAACCCTTTGTGTCGGTTTCCTAATCGTCCACCGCATCAACTGATCCAATATCACACACAGGCACCTCATGCTCACCAGCAATCAGATACCAATGCTGTAACGTACCGTGATACTCTGGATGTGCCTTAAATGTCTCGGGATACTCTCGCACACCAATATATGACAATTCATTATCTGGAATATTATTGTCACGAAGGAGAGCCTGAAGTTGTAAATGCTTCAGCTCAATTTCAGATGGGACTTTCATTCGCTATTTCCGAATAGAGAATACAGTATAGGTTACTCTTCTGTTTCTGTCAAGGATGGATCCAAATTTTCAAACACAATATCAGAAAATGTATCCATTACTAATACTCTGAAATAATATTCGGGAGATGGACAATGTTTTTTAGGGGGAAACCATTCAGAAGCATTCAAAATTGCTACATCATCACTATTATATTCGATCAAACAGTTTCTTCCTTGTAAAATTTCTTCAATAATATCATCTGGTGCGTAATCAGAATAGAACTCTATAATTTCTGATTTTTTTTCATCATCAAATGATGCCCACAATGGGTTATTAAAATATAATAAACATTTATTATTTGAAACACAATAATCTGACATCAACTCAAAAATAGATAATCCTTCAATTACTGTAATCACGATTGTGGTCCTCCTGGTTGTCCTGGTTCTGGAACTCCCTGCTCATCATATAATTTCTGAACAAGAATATCTAACTGTTCTTTAATGGAATCCATATTTTGATGAGTGACCGACCATGCGGTTCCTCTGAGAGCAACTGGAGTTTCTCTCATAGCTGCAATAAATGCGTGAGTATATAGTCTCTCTGTTACATCTCTTACGCTCAAATATCGGACCATTTTTTCTCTGAATGTTGTGAAGAAAAATGATGCTAGAGATATCCACTGATCTTCTGTTTCGAGATATTCAGCCTCTGGGTTATTATCTTTATATAATTTAGTAAATGCTTCTGGAGACATTGGGAATTTCACATTTTGTGGACTCACATCAGCAAATAAATTTGGTAATTCTCTTAGTTTTTGACGGTATGTACGATAACAATTTTTTACATCTTCTGGTAGTTCTACATCACTACAAGCAAATATAAAATCCGTTTCTTGTAGTAGGAAATTACGAGCTAGTCTAATAGATAACCAACTCTCACTGCTAACCTCACCATACATACGTCCCATTTCTTCTTGGAACTCTTGATTGATGAGTTGTTCTATTGATATAAAAGTATCTTTTAAAAATGTAAAAAATTCTTTTGCTTCTTCTATGTCAGTTTGTTGAATTTCATAATCACGCCATTCGTACAATCCAGTTTTAAAATTTTTGATATGTTTTCTTCTAATACAATGATAGGTATCATTGTCATACCAAGTAAATTCTACTAGGTGATCTTTATCTGTATCCCATAAAGGATATAATTTTGGTCTAACTTCATCATTCCAATAAGTATCTGGAACAACTTTTAACATTCCTCTATATGTGATACCACGATCCATCACATTTAATTGAAGGATAAGATTAGGAACGTTTGCTTCGGCTACAATACCCATAATAGAGAGAAAATTTCTGCTAATGTATATTTAGTTAGTATGCTTTAACAAGATATTTAACTAAGAAATATGGTTCAATTAGAGGTATGACATTATCTGGATCTAAAGCAGCAACTGGAATAATTGGTGTTGAGGATGATAATGTAAAGGTTACATCATTTGCGAAAATACCAGCTGGATATATGGAATTTGCTGGTCCACCAATACTATACTGCTGTTCATCATTTGCGACTGCTATTTGCCCTTCAGAAGGGACAAATACTAACTGCGTTAGTTCTTTCTGTTCATAATTCATTTCAACTATTCCAAAATTATCATTAGTACCTGAGTTATCATTTGATCCAGTTGGTGCCGATCTAGATTGTCTAATTTGGAATCTAGTATTCTCAGTTTGTGCTGCTGTAGGAATATCTAACGAATAAGTATACCATTTAGTATCCCCACTAGTACCATCATAATTACTATCTATTTCAGATTGAGTTGGTATCGGAACCAAAACACCAATAAAATTAGATTGTGGAAAAACTAAAGTTTGGTCGGTATTATAGAAAAGAAGTAATTCATCACCACCATTTTCTGGTCTTTCACCACCATTAATATTGTTTCCTCTACAAACTTTAACTGTAACTCTTTGAATGTCTTCTGCATCAACAGTTGCAGTTGTTACAAATCGAGTTTGCTCAGTACCACCAAATTTTAAATAGTGAGTTGGTGCAGAACTACTAACTAAAACTAAATTATTTAAAGATCCGTTAGTAGTATTGACGCCAACAGTTGCATGATTGTTTACTCCAGCACCTCCAAGAATACGAACTCTTGGAGCAGAAGTATATCCACTTCCTGCAGTAATTAATGATATACCAGTTACAACTCCATTTAATACTGTAACACTAGCCGTTGCCCCAGTTCCTCCGCCTCCGCCTTCAAAAACTACAGTAGGAACTTGTGATGTTGGAAGTTTAAATCCTGCAGTACTTCCTGTGCCAGTACCAGTAGTATAGAAATTCACACCATTATCTTGATTACCAGATCCAGCAATATAAACATCACCAACAGTGATAGTAGTGGTTCCGCCTACAGTTCCAGTCTGCGTTTGCCATTCAAGTTTTACATATCCATTTGAAGCATTGCCAGAGGAAACACCACTTTGATTAACACCTAATCCACCACTACCAACGGTATAAGCTACAGAAGACTGACCAGTAAAAGCACTTGATGGTACACTAAATTTGACAAATCCTCCAACAGATCCAGCACCACCACCTGATGACCAGTAACTTCTATTTTCAAATTGAGTTACTGTTACATATCCATCTCCAGTATTGGTATTTGATTGTGATGTTGGAGAATTAAAGAAATCTGTACGAACAGCAGAAACTCCTCGAATGCCGCCAAATCCTTCTTCGTGACCACCAGATCCGCCACCACCAGCACCAGCTTGACCACCAGCAGTGTCTGTAATGCGCCCGCAACCGCCTCCGCCACCACCGCCGCCGCCGCCAGTACATCCATATGCACCACCAGTGGCACCGCCGCCAGTTTGGAGAGTTTGTGTTGTCTCAATAACATTATCTCCTGGGTTTGTATTATCATTACCATTTTGTCCACAACTACCTTCACCAAATCCTCCTCCTCCGCCACCACCGCCTGCTCCTGCAATGATAACGTTTCCAGCCTGTAATCTAATAATTGTAGCGGCACCCCCGCCTCCGCCATCATTATTTACATGCCCATCGCCAGCAATACCACCAACTCCAGAGTGAGCAGCATTAGCAGAACCAGCATATGGTACACCTTGTTGCCCTGGTTGAAGGGAAAATGCTATTCCAACTGCTGGTGCTTTATAAGTTACTGTAAAAACTTTTCCACGTCCACCAGTTCCAGCAGCTCCACATCCATTTCCACCAAAGTTTCCACAATTTCTTCCACCACCACCAGCAAGAGTAAATTGAATTCCAGTTAATTGATAATTTCCATTAGTTATAGAAGATGTGAATGAATGTGATACATTCGTAGACCAACCATATGTTCCACTAGGAATAGAAACATTAGAATTATTAATAAATACAGATTTTCCATTTGTACCAGCGCCGAGAGCACCGTTTGAACCTGCGGTTGATTCTGCTCCAGGTGGACTTACTGCAGGATTAGCTAAAAGTTTGACCCAATATTGTCCGTTGCCACCATTACCTCCAGCCCCGCCAGCAGTAACGGTTTGAAGGACTGATGCGGATGAAGATGCAGAACCAGATATTGTGTAACTAGGATATGTTCCACCAATTCCACCAGCAGAAAGAGAAGCAGCGTTTCCGCGATTGCCAGCTGCACCTGTTGCTAGGAGAATTGATCCACCTCCAACTGAAAATGTCGATGATGTTCCATTATTACCTGCTAAAGTATAAACTGCACCTGATCCAGAGCCACCTGATAATGTTACCGTAACTTGGTTAAAAGTAGCAGGAACTGCATAAGTATAATTACCAGGGGTTGATTGTTCAACAGTAACTGTAGAATATACTGGAGAACCAGCAGTATTTACAGTTCTTCCACCAATTTGAGATCCAGCACTAAATTTTTTGTTTATTGGTGTTCCAGTTGAAGTAATATTTTGGAATGATCCAGCTCCTGCGCCTCCAGATGCATAATAAAATCCTGGGTTTTTAATAGATCCAGAATTTTGATCACCACCACTCCAATTGAAAATATCATAAGTACCAACAGCAGAATTTAAAATAGGAGCTTTTGATAAAACGTGAGTGTGACTATATGCAATACCACCAGGAGGTAAAAAGTTGTTTACTTTTCCAGTTCCTACTTTATATGAAGGAATATATCTATCACCAGAAACTTTTCCAGCATAATTTGTATCTAATGCTGCTTCTGAATGAAATAGATAGTGAGAGTGCTGTGGAGCACCCGCTAATTTTTTCTCCTGCAATCTGGTTCTAATTGTTTGAGAACCAATAATAACCGCTTCAATTGTATCTACAACATTTTCATAT